CTCCCGATCATCGTCTTGACCCGTCTTCATGCCAAGCGCACGAGCCTTCCTCAATAAACAGGCACGCACACGCGCCTTCTGCGCAGGACTCAGCTTGGCACGTCCCAATAACCGCAGACCCGCAAGAACATGAGCCTTGTCATGGGCGGGGAAACTGCGGTCCGGACCGCAGAACGCCGAATCGGGCAACTTCTTGCGCTGCGCCGCAGTCAGCTTCGCCTCAGGGAACGGAAGCTCGCCGTCAATGCAATACAACTCCTCCGGCGAAACCTCTTCATCATCGTCCCCTTCCGCAACGCCAACAGGGGCGGACTCCTCTACAGATTCCTGAGAGGAACCTGCAGTGGACTCCTCACGCAACTCTTCCTCATCGGCAGCTTCGGTGTATGAAGCGGAATCATGAGAGTGCTCGGTAATAGCATCCGTGTGCGCCTCATGAACCACTCCATCCACCAAACTATCTAACTCTGCCATTTCGAACCCCCCAGTTGTCAGAGTACCGCTATCCATAGTCTTCGAAATGACCATGGCATCGCTGTCAGAAGGAACGTTCACGAACGAAATCTCAATTAACTCAATGCCCCGCATAATGTGATAGCACTGCTTTAACTCACCGTGCCACTCGTAGGTGTTACCGCGCATGTGACCATGTGGACATTCTACGCCCTGCACCGCCTCCCCACAGACCGAACACTCCACACGATGGGGGATCTGACCGATGGACACGGTGAGGAACCTGCCGTCCATCACCATCTCCATGACGCGCCGGTCGAATAACAGCGCGTCTACCTCCAAATAACCTTCCTTGCGACCGCGTCCCTTACGAACAACGCGGGCATCCACCACACGACCCACGGGAATCGGCATATCCGAAGATACCAGTGAATTGCCGGTCGTGCGGTGGTCCAACATGATAGGAATAGGATAGGGCTTCAACGCAGTGATGTAACCCTTACTGACACCGTCGCCCTCCAACTCCTCAACGGGATAGAAGGTCTTGTTGCGGGTCACCTTGTTCGCAGTGATGGCACGCATGCGCACCCTCAAGGCAGGAGACGTGGAACCCGCCTCCTCCTGTACTATCCTCGAATACTCCCGTCGCACAGAACGCATGTCCGACAGGGACAATATCATCTGTTCACGTATGAGGTCCATTACTCTGCCACACCCTCCAAATCGCGTTGTCTCAGACGTGTCGGCGAATCCTTCGGCGGACGCCCGCGCGGAAGATCCGAGTCGGAACCCCTTAACGAAGAACCCGCACGACCTATCCCAAGCTGGAACTGTAACCTCAACGGCTCCAACAGCCTGGGCATGTGGACACGCCAAACGTAGCTGTCCTTATCATCAAACTCGCCATCTAACTGCATCATTCTGCGAGCTTCGGATAGGGTAATAACACCCTGTGAATACAGGTTGCTGATAACCGTATACAACCGTAACACGTGACGGGAATCGGGCTCGCCGAACTCTACACGAACCGCATCGGTGCGCTCCCAGTCCGCCTCCAATAACAACGGATTCAGAACATGCTCGGATAACTGGTGACCAAACTCACGCTGAATGGAACGCACCAGCATCCTTAAGTGCAGATCCAAAGTATCCGCATCTGGATCGGGAACCCTGTGCCCGATAAGCACCTCATTCAAACCCAAACCGGAATAAGCGCGCTTGGTGAAATAATCCAGATAAGGCTCCGCACGAAGCGCTAAACTCTCAGCTCCAATTACGCGAACCTCTTGACCAGGCATTGTAACCAGTACCGCATCACTGGACATCTGGTTAATCGCTTCCACTACCTTCTCCATATCCGGGCGGATGGAGGACGTGCCGTTTGTTAGATCAGGCATGGTAATGTGTATCTTCGGATTCACAAACCGGTGCATCATACGAAGCACCTCTTCCTCCACCTGTCTTAAACCGCGCACATCCTCAACCGCACCCAAAAGGAACGGGACACCGTAGACGCTGTCCAGGGGACGACGGTAGGTGAGATGACAGACCTGATCCAACGGGAAGAAACGCTCCACGCCGGATGTACCGGAGATGGAACTGACACGTAATATCCATCCCTCTAACCCGGTACCTTCCCTGTTCGCAACAGGCAACATGCAACGAGGAGGAACGACATACCATGTAGCAGTAGCGGGAGACTTCACACGACGCCCGTAGACCACACCCAACTTGTTCGTCGTAGCGCGAATGAGAAACGCATTGCCGAACAAGACGAAGTCAAACAACGCCTGACGGACCAACTCGTCCCAACCCATACCGTTGATGGAATGAGAGATCTCAAATCGAGTGCGAAGATACACATCCGCTCCGGGTGTACCGGCTACCCACCTGATACCGGAATGATAAACCATCGCGACGATCAGGTCTATCGCACGCTGGATGTACCCGTCCGACAAGTAAGCCTTCCACAAATCATTCAAATCCAACGAATGATTGAACCGATAAACACGAGTGCCTCTAGCCGAAGAACCGGCCGATCCCAAACCGTAAACACCGATGGAATATGAGGGATCACGGACCCGATCTACAGCGGGTAACCCGGTCAGACGAGCAGGAAGATCGTATACCTTTGGGATACGAGCCGACTCGAAATTGGCCACAACTAACCCTCCACCTAACGACTATTACCTGCTAATGAGGATAATACGGACATCAACCTCACTTCGCCGTCGGATACAGAAACCACAGGAATCCCATACACGGAACAGGACTTCAATAACTCCGCGTAACGAGAAATGTCGTAACTCTCATTATCTATCAGTACCAACGGTAGATATGGATAAATTAACACACCGGGCATCACACGGAACCCGGCACTGAACCAACTCCATGCGCCACCGTATACCCACGGCGTGTCCGGGAAACGCTCCATTACCGAACGATGCATCTCCATGAACCTGTCAGACACGCCGTCACGACGAAACAGACCGAGTAGTAGACGCCTCAACAAAACAGTAGACCTCCCACAAATCACCTACGAGCATCGGACATGCCGTCCAACAAACCGGACCTGAAAGCAGAAACAATACCCTTCAATGCCACACATAACCGACGACGACGATATAACACATCATACTGCTTGGCATTCACCGAGAGCTCCGTACCAAACCGAAACGAACGACGCATGTCATCGCGTGTCGAATGAACAAACCGATTATAACGCTGCCACCAATCCTGAATCTGGTCCAGCAACTCGTCCATAAACTCTAACTCCTCTATCTCACCGAACAGATCAACAAAAGTGTCCCGAACCTCTCTTAATCTAGACAAACGATAGAACAAAGGGTTCACCACCTGACGACCGAACAAGCCGATCAAGTCCGCTATCTGGTTCCGCATGGTGGACTCCACACGCTGACGAAGCTGCTCCCGCCAACCTTTGAACACGGACAACACGCGCACCGCAGTGATGGCAATGAGCAGGTCTAACCCGTTGATTACCACCTGAAAGAAATCAATGAGAGCATCGCAGACACGCACCAACTCCATAGCACGCTCCGGAATCCTACGACCTATACCGTAACCACGACGATAGAGCTTGTCCTCTAACTCCGAACGACGACTCTCTAAATCGCGAACCCTGCCCTCTAAAACGGGCTCCGTGTTCACAACAGAACCGCCACTCAAAAGGTCCTGAAACGCACCCTGGAACGAACGCAATCCCTCCTGTAACACCTCGCGAATGATAGAAGCCCACTGCCAGTTCCAATGCTCAAACAACTTGGAGTAATAGGAAGCAACGGGAGGCTTGAACGGTTCACCGGTGAGACGCTCCGTATCCTTAATAAGTGAACGTAATAAGGTGGAAGCGATCTCGCTGCGAACACGTAACATAGATGAGTTGTAGTGATCTAAACTTACCTGCTGAACGTCCACTAAAGAGGATACCAAATCGTCCAACTCTTCATCAGACATGCCCTCCATGAAACCGTCCCCGACGACGGAAGACAACTCCTCCAAAGCGGATAACACGTTATCTTCATCAGGCTGCGAAGCAAGACTGCTATCTATAACAGACCGTACCTGAAAGTCCAACGGCCTGCCCGCCTCCGACTCCACCTCGCCTACCGGAGGTTCCACTAACAGACGCTCCAGATCCATCACGACCTCCAATCTCTGCTACGAGAAGAGGAGACAAAAGAACGACCGCGAAATCCGCTATCTCTACTTAACCCGAAATCGATAACCTTGAACGGAGAAGACGAACCGGACCTGTCCTTGAAATCTAACACCACAGGATCCCTTGGCGCCATCGATGCACGTTGCCAGTAAGGGGCACAAATGCGTAGCTGCCATAAAGCCAAAGCCAAAGCGGAAACAATGTGGTCTTTGGAGGACTTGAAGGTCATACCATACCCGTCCGTCGACTTGACCTGAATACCGAGCAGCTGCCGTTTCAACTCCTCGTCCGTTTTGGGGAATACCAACAACCCTTTATCGATGAGGAACGACATCCACTGATAGGCAGCGTCCTTCAAACGAATACGACGCTGGTAACTGTCCCTGTCCAAAGTGAAATCCACTAACTCCTGAAATGAATAACCTACGATTCGTTCGGGAAGAGACATGCTCCGCACGGACGCTTCGGTACGCAACACCTCTAACTGCATCTCACCGTAACCGCGATCCACCGCAACCCACTCCGCACCGGTTAACTCCTGTAACTCTAAGACCCTGTGTACACCCTGAGTCAGTAACATGTCATGCGGAGGCAGCTCCTCGCGATACATCACCTGGTAATACTCGCCCTGTGAATCATAACGAACGATAACAATGTTAACGCCGGACTCATACTTGTCCCAATCCACTCCTATAGCCCGCGGACCGTTACTGACCTGATAAAGATTGTATCGATAGTCCCTCCCTGCCGCTTCTACCTGAGAACGACTGACAAGAGACCTCCCCGCCTGGTCCGGGAAGTCCGCCAAATACTCGGTCGTCCAAGATAACTCGTTTGGACAAGCACTTCTATATTTGTCTACCAAACCGACAAAGTCCGGATTGCTCGTTATAGGCACATGGATGGTATGCCAGAATCGGCTGAGCTCCGGTTTGGCGAATATGTCATAGAACATACCGCCGTGATAATCCGGATTGGGCGTGGAACTCACTATGGTCAACGCATCCGGACGGTACAGACCGCCCTGAATGATAGGCTCTATCGCAATCCAGTCCTCCTCCCTCAGATAAGCCGCCTCGTCTACAATGATGACATCGCCGCCCTGACCGCGTACCGAGTTGCCCTTCCGATGAGAGGATGCTCCGGTCGTGAACCCCAAAATGACGGAACCGTTCGTGAACTCTCTACCCATTAGTGGATTACCGGCATAGGAACGGGCAAGGGAAGAAGAAAGGGCAGGGTTCACCTGAAGGAATAGATCAATGTTGCGGAATATCACGTCCGCCTTGGCCCTGTCCGGCGTGATAACCAATATCCTGCGACGACTGCGGGTAATCGCCGCCCAAAGACATAGAACGGTCAAAGCATACGTCTTCCCGGTCTGACGAGAAACACGAACCGCTATCCGCTTGTGATCCTTGACGGCGCCTAATATCAACCGCTGTACATAGTTAGCCCTGAACGGAGACTCTGTCATAGGCTCAATCAACAGAGACTCCGCGAATAACAAAGGGTCGTTCATAACCCTGTAGAAGTCCACGTTCACCCAAACTACCTCCCGTAACGGGAAGCCATAACCGCCGCCTCCGCACCGATGATGCTCCTGTAACCGTGAATAGCCTGAATACCCTGCTGCATCATCTGAAACGAACGCTCGGTGTGCTCAAATGAATGCATCATCGGAACCACGGCGGAACGATACTCCGCAGCCATTCTTCTGTGATGCTCCAGATTACGGGTGATGCCGCCACTAACAGCCCAGTTGAAGACACCCATCGCTGCGACGCCAAGCGGAGACACGCCGAACACCAAACGCGGAAGCATGTAAGAGGCAACGATCTTGCCTACACCGAACTGCATCGCGCGACGATAGGCCTTCTCAGGGTCCCTGCCCTGCATCGCCGCACGCTGACGGGCGAACTCCGCCTGCGCATCTAACGATAAATAGGTCTGAAGTACCGGCTGCGCTAAGGATATGACAGGGTCAATCATCTTACCACCACCTGTATGAAGCCGCCCCTTCAGGGGGCGGCCAAATGAAACTACTTATCCGTCTTCCGATCTGGGCTCTGGGAAGGAGGATTCTTGGGTAGCCCCTTCTTCGCAGGCTCCAAAGGAACACCTCCAGGACCAGAAGGTTGAACAGGAGGACTGACCCTCTTCGGACCGACTATCCGGAACGGAAGGTCAGGCAAGCCGGGAATGGAGAAACGTTTCAACGGAGTTACACCTCCTTATCTAATAGGAAGCACCTTGATAGGTGCTCTATTGAAGGCGAACAGGAACACTTACCGAGTGCTCCTCGCCCTCCAACAATGTCACGTTCAGCGCCACCGGCATAGTAAGGTTACCGTTGGGAACGATTCCAACAGGGAACGGAATGTTCACCTGCGTCACACGAACCGGCTGAACAACCTGAAGACTAAGGGTGTTACTGGTCGCCGTCTGGGTCTGACCGTTGTACTCATACGTTGCCGTCGCAGTCAAAGTGATGGGCTGACGAGGCGTCAAAACATTCTTCACCTTCACCACCAAGTTACCCATCGAACCCGGAGTGAGCGGCGAAGGCAACTGCGAGGACAGAGTAACGGAAACGGGGGAACTACTTGAACCGGCGTTATTCTGCGCCATCGCATAACCGTTGACGAACAGCATCAACAGGATGCTTGCCCAGAGTTTCATGATGAACCTCCTTCTTCTGAATGATTCCCAAGATTGGCAGGCGGAAGAGCCGGAGCATCAGACTCCTCACTCACAAGTACATTGGCACTTCGCTTCGCCATCTGTTGCAACATGCGCACAAAGTCCTTCTCCATCTTACCTTCACGCTCCGCACGCTCCAAACGGGAACGACGGGAAGTCATTAACTCGTCCATCAACGCACGCTGCTCTCTCAATAAAGAACGTAACTCGTTCAACAACGGATTAGAAACCTGCCTCACTACCGAACGGTTCCCAGAAACCGTCACCTCCTCCAATGTCATCCCCTGCACCGCTAACAACTGCTCAATCCGCCAAATCAATACGTCAATGCGAGTCAAATGCGCCGCTATCTGAATGTCCGTGTAAGTGATATTGTCCAAACCGATATCCTGAAGATACCGAGCTAAACGATACGTAATCTCCCTGATCTCTAACAAACAACGATTGCCGATGATGTCTAACCGATGAGAGATGGGACAACGCGAAGCAATGGGACACTCCGATCCCTTGCAATAGACCGGCAACGACTCATAAATGCTGGCTACGTAATCCTGAGCTTCCTTCGCCCTCGGATCCAAATCGAATAGAGGATGCCGATACCTTAACTCCTGAAACAACGCCTCGTAATCGCCACTCCAATCCATGACGCTACTCCCTATTCGCCGAATCCATCGATAAAGGACCGATGATGTCTTTCAAAGCGTAAGAGACACGACGGATGCTGACTACCTCTACAGGGTCCTGAATAACAACGTTTAATCCACGCCGCCTCAAAGACTTGAGTAACGCACCACGCGAGGAAGTGGACTGAACCCCACTCATTAAATGACGAGACTCTAAATCCACAATCCGTAACCGCTCAATGCGAAATACCTCGCCCGCGAACGTCTCGTCACCCCAAGTCCTGCTCTCATAGTCCGTGTCCTGCATTAACCCGCCGTTCGGACCAATAACATAAACACTCACTAACTGACCAACATCCATCCAGTCAGGACGATCACCAACATAATAAAGATTGAACCACCCGTTACGTAGAGCGAATAAACCGTAACTGCCCTTCAACTCCACAAAGGGACGAGAATACCTGCCTTGATTCATGCTAAACCTCCTATTTGATTGTAGAACACTGACAGAAACTTAAAACAAAGTGACGGTCGCCAGAAATCGAGGCCTAACAATGGCCAAGGCTCTCCTTTCGAGGCTTTTGTGGCCTCTTCTCTCTCCCAAAGCTGTGGTAGCAACATTAGCCATTAAGAAACAACCC